GTTCGTCTTACTGGTACCGCCGCCGCCCCCGCCGCCGCCACCGCCGCCGCCGCCGCCGCTCTCACTACCGAAAACTGGCATACGTACAATAGGGAATAAAAGCTGATTTAAGGAATGTCTCATTTGGTTTTCTCCAAGCGGTAGTTCGCGCCAACGACGTCGTAACCACGTTTTTTCATCAAGCTGTCAAAAGCCTTCGGGTTAATATCTGTGGTGAAGCCAAGGCGTATCTCTGACGCACCTTTATCAATCGCCCACTTTTCAAAGGCATCCAACAACCTCAAGCCAACTCGCGTACCGCGTAGGGACTTAGTAACAAACCAAGCAATATCATTCGCCACGTACTCGTCGCTGAAATAATATTTGCTCATGTATCCTGCATATAGTCCCACAGGTTTGTCGCCTTTTCGTGCTATGATCGCTGTCTTGTTTTCATCGTTTAAGTACCAGTCAAAAGTTTCCAGAACGCGCTTTGGTTCAAAATTTAACTGTGAGTACGAACTTTCGGAGTGCATCTGTCGGCCTAGTTCAACCAACGCTTTAGCATCTTCCCCAGTTGCTTCTATGTGTGAGTATGAGACTGAAGACAAACTTACCTCTACCTATATCCATACTTTGAAGTTATCTTTTTGACAGCTTCATCCATGTTGTAAAACTCAAGCATCCCGCTTTCTGGGTTAAATGAGCCAGCGCCACCAATGTCTTGGAGTAGCTTAATAGTGAATGGAGAAGCGCGAACCATCATGCTATCACCCTCACGTCCCATATCACTGGTCTTACTGTCTGATGCGGCCTGTTCCTTACGGGCAGATATAGACTTGCCTGTGTTTGGGCCAAATACGTCACTGAACGGCATCTCTTTCTCCTTGTTCAACTTTGAAACTATAAGGTAATAGACCTACTACAGTCGTCCTTATCGCATCATATTCTGGGCACGACGTTTTGCATCGCGTGTCAGCACTCGTCTCGAATACTTTGGGGTTACGATTTCGGGTCTTACTTTTCGACGTTTCATCTCGTCTCCTATCTCATCAGCCTTCGATAGACTTTCTGCTGAGATAGATGGATCAACTGTCATATAGTTCTTAGCGGCATTGTAATACGTCATCATCGCATCATTAAGTTGTGCGTCTGTCTCGCCTTTGTACCTTCCAGCAGATGTTGAGCGACCAGTCATTCCAGCGTCAAAGCTTGTGTCGCCCGTATTATATGCGTGAGAAAACATCTTCTTAACGTCACCCAATGCGTCAAAGTAGTTTTCGTCTAGGTTTCCGTAGGTAAGCTCGACAAAGCCAGTCTTATTGGTCCCTGTGAACATACTGTACTTTCCATCACGACCCTGCTCTACGAAAACAGATCCGCTTAGTTTGCTTTGCGTTTCTCTGGGCAACGAAGCCCTATAGCTTTCGATTGCGTTATTTGCCATCTGAGAAGTCTGGTACGAAAGGATGTCATCTTGCTGTCGCTGTAAATGCTCTGGCGTACGGTTGCCACGAGTATCTGTCGTAAGCGATCCCCGTGCGTCTACGTACGCAAGGCCGCTCGTAGAGTTTGGGTTTTGCATAAAGACCTCTTGGCGCTCAAATCGCTTCTGCGGCAAAGGTAAGAGTGTCTGCATGTCTGTCCATCCCCACCCACTTTTTGACCTTTCTGGGTCGGTATACACACTTATCGCATCGCGGTTATCAGTATTATCGACTGTACCTAATTGTTCTTTTAGAATTTCCAAAAGTTCGGCTTCGTCTCCATTGATATGGATGGATTGCATACCGTCTGCATCCATGTTCTGATTAATGATTTCGCTGTCCATATCCATTATCCTGTGCATATCTTGAGATCGTTGTTAGGTCAGACATTCGTAATCACAGCCGCCAATGTCACTTCAATGTCCTGTAAGCTGTTTGCTGATGAAACTGAGAACCCTACTTCGCGAGAAGTTGTCGTCGCATCTATTGCTATAGACGCAGACAAGTTCTGTTCTGTAAGGCTTGAGCTTACGGGTATAACGTCACCCGCATTGATCCCGTTGATCTTTAGCTGGATGTTTGCTGTACCTGATGAACTCTTTGCTGCAATCGCATCAATACGTACGTTTTGCTTGAAAGCTCGCGTTATCACTAAGTCACCGTTAGAGACACTTCCACTTTTCTGAAAGAAGAAACTACGCGTAGCAAACGTATCTGGCAACTGTGCGATTGGAAGGCGACCCGTGGCGTCCAGACCTGCTACTCCATCGGCTGCTCCGATGTAAGTCTTCGGGACTACGGCGGTAAAATCTACGTCAGCAAATTCTAGCCCGCCGCCTGTAGAGTTGATACGCAAAAACTGAAGTGCGTTTACCGTACCGAACGCAGGAATACCTGTGTCTGGTGATGTAAGAAGCCAGCCCGTACCGTTGTAAAACTTGAGTACGTTAGGGCTACTTGCTGTATCTACCCACATGTCACCCGCATTGGCTGCCGAAGGCTCCGATGGGCTTACGTACACGCGGCCCCTGTTTGTGAGGAGTGCCGTAATACCGTTTACTTTTGCCTGTGGGATTTCAGCATCTGCAATAGCCAGCTTACTAAATGGGATGAACCCCGCAGTATTTGTAAACTTGTCTTCGGTCATAAGACCACTGACACGAACCTGAGATGTATCTTCAACAATCATAAACGTCACAAGATCGTTTTGCGTCATAGCTGACGTAAACGTAATTGTAGAGTTTGCAGGTTGCTGAGTATAATCGTTCGTACCACCTTGACGCTGAAGTACGCCGTTCCTGTGGACAAGAACCTTTTGGTCTTCGTTATGTACGAAGGGGAAAACAGCTTGCGAAACACCAGCTAAAACGTCTTGGCGGGTAAACCCACTATCGTTTGCAGACTGTACTTTGTAGATAGTAACCAAATCCGCAGCAGACGTTGCCTGACTTAAAGTAACGGTATTCGCTGTGTTCGAGTTAGTGTAAGTGGTCTCAGCTTGAAGAGCGCCGTTTAAGTACACTACGATAGCGTCAGCAGCTTCGTGTAGAAAGTTAAATGACGTCGTGCCAGTTGGGTTAGCGATTGTGCCGCTTCCATCAGCCTCGTTAATAACAATGTCTTGACGTGCAGAAAACAGAGGGGCACCAATCGTACCAACGTCTGATCCGCTTGCTCCTCTTATAGCAGTAGAAGCGGCTAGTAGTTGCCAACCATCTTCGGCTTCTGTGTAAGACCCAACTCTGTACTGTAATCCGTTTGTACTGTCGTTTCTTAATTCAACAGGAGCCTTCAAAACACCGTTGGTGTCGTACAGACCCTTGATGAGTTCGGCAAGCGTATAGTCACCGACCTCGGCTGAGTTTAGGTAGCGTACGATATTTTCGACGTCCGCTCCTATATTTCCTGAACTCGTATGGTTTCCTGGAAACAGGACTTTTAAGCGAGCCATTTTATTTCTCCTTGTGTAATAGGAACGCAAAGCTGATGATCGTAACATCAGTCTGAGTATCTTTTTCATCAGTACGGAAGCGTAAACGACACCCCCGAAAGATATGATTAAACGGGTAAGAATAGTCATGGAAAAGAGGTGCATCGCCCCATTTCTCATCTCCTCGTATTCGGTCTAAGTTCACTTCAAGCGAACCCATATCGGCACCTATCTCATCGCTTATATCGACGTAGAACCTGCCAGTGCCTGTTGCTTGAATAATAAAGGTGTGTGACCTCTTAGTTCCAAGAAAATCACCCAACCAAAGGACAGGAGTTTCCGCGTTCATAGGAGACCTACGCAAATCAGATACGCCCGTATCCTGCTGAAAAGTTCTTTGGGTAGCCTCGTACACGCCGTCACTGGTTCCGAACATTAGTCGGCCACCAAGAAACGCCCCCGCTCTAGGTAGTAATGTATCGCCAAGCTGGAAGTTTACCATCTCATAACCAGACCGAAAGTTCATACTCAAGCGTACGGTTTGAGTATCGCCTGGTCGTGGGAAGAATACGTGATACGTCTGCGTATCAGGATCGTACACGGCTGAAATGGTTTCAGGGTTTGGCGTCGTACGAACAAGCTCTTGATATAAGGGTTCTACTTCGTCAGATAGTGAGGCTTCAGCAATAGTAATACCGTTTTGTTCTGAACGCATAATCGAGTGAATACCTCGCCGCGAGCAAAACAACAGGTCAGAGCCAGCGTTTACAACTGAGTTGTGAGAGATACACCCAATACGCAAGTTGGCACGGGCGTCTAGTTGCCATTGCTCAAAGTCAGGGTCAATAATGTAAACAAGGGTTTGATCTCGCGTGAATACAGCAAGACGGTTAGCTTCAAACGTACCCATTCCAACAATCTCGTCGGCAGTACCGATTAGGTTTGATATGTCGATAAATGCAGCGCGTGTTACTTCTTCTGTAGGGGCTTCCTCTTCTAAGAAGATGTCTGGATTATCGACACGGCTAAACTCTATGGTCGTAGGTCTATCTTTAAAACCTGAGACAGCCAAACGACGCTGTATAGGAACGCCGAACTTTGGCTTTATTGATGCCGTAGATGTCGAAAATTCAAACCCATCATAGCGGTACATGCGAGTATCTTGGTTAAAGATATGTACCTTACCTTGGAAGTTTGTCATGCTGACTACTGAACTTTTAGCAAACGCATTATCAAGGCGGTGCCCTCGGTCAGATGCGAGGTGAGTACCAGCCGCGTCCTCTTCAGCAAAGCAAACGCCATCTCTGTTATAAAAGCGCAAGCATTTTACGGGGAAACGGTTGGAGCCTTTGTGTAAATAAAACGAAGGATCGCGAATAAGCTGACCTCTGTAATCCACATAACAGTTTTCCAGCGTAAAAAAGTTTTGATCTTTCTCTGTCTCTAAGGCTGTAATATCTCGCGAACGATCAATACCACGAAAGCCGAAGTAGGTTCGGCTGTCTGACTTTATAGATATTGGTGAGTAAGCAAGTCTTGCCATTACTTGTACCTAGAGTTGGAGCCGCCATCCACGATAGTCATGCAGTACGGCTTATTGCCTTGCGTACGTTCGTGTAAAAGGTTGGACATATTTGCTTGGTATAGTTGAAGAGAAACCATAGCCTTATCGCTGCCCTGCTGGATAAAGTAATGAGCCGTTAGCCCATCAATCATTATCATGTCAGGGATAGCGCGGCTTTCTGTAATGTCGTTATAGTAATCAATATCAGTCCCATCATAATACGGGTGCTGGCGCACGTCCTCTATTACGCGGTTCGCAAGCTCAATCATTAACATCATAACCTCGCCATCCACACGAGATGGAGAGAAGTTACCCGCCCGTACAAGAGCGGAACGAATGTGATTTTCCAACGGGGTATATTTTTCTTTACCCGCAGCAAAAGGCTTCGTTGTGCTTTTTTCTGTACGAGCCGTAGTGGTCGCGGTGGTCGCGGTAGTTGTACTGTATTTATGCGAACTAGCTGGAACCTGATGATAAGACATTAATCATCCTCTGCGCTTATTATACGGCCTGTAAAGTAATGGTGATGCATCATTGCTGCTTCTTTAAGGTCGGTGGGAACCTGCCATGTCACGTACTGACGCGTACCGTCCCAAACACCCATCACACGATTATCGGCCAAGCGAAGATCGAACACTGCGTTCTCTGGTTCTGCCGAAACAAACACAGAAAAAGACGGGGCTGCTTTTGGAGCCTTCTTTTGAACTGCTTTTTTCGCAGCGGTTTCCGATACGGCGGCAGTTTCCGATACGTAAGCCTCAT